TAATAAATCAGAAGGTTGTTTTATTAAGGAAATGTAACATGGGACGCAAAAAAGCAGAGTCAAAGCATTCAAATAATCTAATGAATGCTCTTAAATTTGTTGGAATGTGCGGTGCTGAATATTGCTCTATCGGTTCAAACATTGTTACAGCTTTTACTGATAATATTTGCATGGGTTTTCCAATTGAAGAAGATTTAAACGCGCAAGCACATATTAAAAAACTGTATCAAAGTCTTCTTAAATCTGGCGAAATTGTAGCTATTACTCAGCTCGAATTAAATAAATTGCATGTCAATTCAGGCGATTTACAAGTTTACATTGCTTCTTCAGAAAAAATTATTCATATCGAATCAGATAAAAAGCAAATTGAATTAGACAGCAGGTTTACAAAATCAATCGAAAATCTTTTGCCCATTGTTTCAGCTTTCGGTGATCAAATTTCGACAAAAACAATTTTATGTCATGAACAATCTATGTTTGCAACAAATAGATATATTCTTATTGAATATTGGCATGGAACAAGTTTACCATTTTTAAATATGTCAAAAAAGTTTTGCGATCTTATTTTAAAAACAAAAAAGGAAGTTACTTTTATTGGTTTTTCTGAAAATTCACTAACAGTTTATTTTAAAGACGAATCTTGGATCATGGGGCGAGTTTCTAAGGAACAATGGATTAATCCTTATGCGATCCTTAATAAAGAATGCAATTATAAAGATATTTCGAGCGAATTTCTAAAGGCTTTGCAAGCTGTTCCAACGTTCTCTGACACTGGTTTGGCTTACTGTATTAATGGGTGCCTACAATCGCATCCTAACGCAAAGGATGGGGCATCTTACCCTGTTCCTGACCTGCCCGAAGGTTCCATTTTCGGCGTTAAAGAATTGAATTTTATTTACAAAAACGCAATGCAAATTGATATGAGTAACCCTAATTTTTTGTATTTTATTGGTAAAAATTTACGCGGTGCTATTTCTTCAAGGAAAATCTAATGTTTTTTGAAGAAGTTCCAAAAGAAAAGCCAAAAAAACAAACTGTTGAAATTGACAGAAAACACGTATTGCAAGAAAAACTAGAAAATTTTGAAATCTTGTCAGACGAAGAATTAATAAGTATTCATCATTCAACAATGATTTTTGATATTGAATGTTATGAAAATTATTTTTTGATTTGCTTTAAAAACTATGAAAATAGAAAAGTTGTTTACTTTGAACTATCACCTGAAGCGTCAATAAATTATAAAAAATTAGAATGGGTTCTTTGGAACTTTTTACTTGTAGGTTTCAATTCTTTAAATTACGATTTGCCAATGACTATTTTATGTTTAAAAGGTTTATCAGTAAAGCAACTAAAAGAAGTTTCAGATAGAATTATAAACGCAGAATTAAAACCGAGAAACATTGAAATGGAATTTAATATAAAAATTCCTGTTAAACTTAATCATATTGATCTGATAGAAGTTGCACCTTTATCAGCTTCACTAAAAACTTACGCTGGGCGTTTGCATTGTCAAAAAATGCAAGATTTGCCTTTTAATCCTTCATCTTCATTAACAAAAGAAGAAGCAAATTTTATTTTACATTATTGTGTAAATGACCTTGACAATACTATTTTGCTATTTGAATCGCTAGCACAGCAAATTAAATTACGTTGCGAAATGTCTGAACAATATCAATTAGATTTGCGTTCAAAATCAGATGCACAAATCGCGGAACACGTAATTGCGTCTGAAGTCGCAAAAATCAATAAGGCGTGGCCCAGGCGTCCGGCGATCCTTGAGGGTCAATGCTACCGCTACCAGCTTCCATCGTTTTTAGGCTATGCTACGCCCCAACTGCGGGCCATCTTGGATACAGTTCTAGCCGCCGATTTCATCATGGGTGCTTCCGGCTCTGTAGAAATGCCAAAAGAACTCAAAGATTTAAAAGTTCCAATCGGAAATTGTGTTTATCGAATGGGTATTGGCGGTTTACATTCAACAGAAGAAAAAGTTTCATATAAAGCAGATGATGAAACGTATATTATTGACCGTGACGTTGCTAGTTATTATCCAGCAATTATATTAAATCAAAATCTTGCACCTAAACAAATGGGCAAAGCTTTTATTGATGTATACCGTTCTTTAGTAGACAGACGATTAAAAGCAAAGCGAAATGGCGATAAAGTAAATGCTGATTCTTTAAAAATTGTAATTAACGGAAGCTTTGGAAAACTTGGCTCTAGATATTCTTGTCTTTATGCGCCTGATTTGCTTTTGCAGGTTACTTTGACAGGCCAGCTAGCTTTGTTAATGCTAATTGAGGCAATTGAACTTGTGGGCATTTCAATTATTTCCGCTAATACAGACGGAATTTTAATTAAATGCCCTAAAAATCGTTACGAAAATTTAAATAAAATTATTAAAGAATGGGAAACAAAAACTAATTTTGAAACAGAAGAAACAAAATATAAAGCTGTTTATTCACGAGACGTTAATAATTATATAGCAATTAAAGAAGATTTTAAGCAGAAAGGAAATGAAGAATTTTTAGACGACAAACTAGGATGCAAGACAAAAGGAACATATTCGGAGCGGGGAAGCGCCCTTAACAGTATTTTGTCTAAAAATCCTGAAAAATTAATTTGCTCGGATGCAATTTTGCAATTATTAGTTAACGGCATTTCAATTGAACAAACAATTATGAATTGCAAAGATGTTAGACGATTTATTGTTGTGCGAAATGTTAAGGGTGGTGCCCACAAAAACGGACGCTATTTAGGCAAGGTAGTTAGGTGGTATTATGCTAAAAATGAAACCGGAATTATTCAATATGTCTTAACTGGTAATAAAGTGCCAAATACAGAATGCGCTAAATCAATGATGGTTTTAGCGCATTCTGTTCCGGATGATTTGAATTATGAATATTATATTAAAGAAACAGAAGAAATGCTTTATGACTTAGGATATTATAAGCCTAAGCAAATTGGCTTATTTTAATTTAAGTAGTAAGACCGAAGGGTCGCCAAATGCCAGGTGTTCCAGTGGCAACACAAACCCATCCAATAGGAACACCGGCTGCGTTTGATGGCGCGGAGTTCCAAATAATGTCACCTTGAAACCATGTTCCTGTTGTTGGGGCAGCAGTTCCTTGGTTCCACTGTGCTCCTCCGAGTGTAAATTTTCCGTTTAAACAACGCACGTCTGTAACATGCGGATCTGTTGATTCTGTATAACCAATAATTCCAACTCCGCTTTTACTGTGTCCATATATTCCAGGATAACCGTTTGATGGTGCTGAATTATACCCTTCAACGCCATATCCTTCGATTGAACTTGTTTCCCCGTAAGTTCCGGTTCCATGAATAGAACCGCCGAAAACGCCGTATCTAAATGTTGAATATCCTCTGCAGCCTGCGTCAGCTACTGATTGAAAATAGCCGCCGTAATGCGCGTTGGAATCGCCGCGAACACCTACACCTGTTAACGAAGATGCCCAGAAACCATGAGTGAAATTACCCGATGCATGAATGGGATATTCAGACCTAGCATAAATATAAAAGAAAGGTGATTTTAATGTGTCAGTTGTGGGGGAAAGATCGTAAAGTTTTCCTGATCCTGCGGCGCAATCAAAATAAAAATCGCCTCCAGTAACACTTTTTGTTACAACAATCCAATATGTTGTATTTGTAGAAAGTGGGGTCTGAAAATTTTGAAGAAGTGTAAAAGTAGACAAATAAGAAGTTGTTACTTGTCCACCAAATAATAAGCCGCCTTGCCCAATTAAAGTTCCAGGCGATCCTGCTGAATCTGTATAAAGTTGAAAATTCAAAGTGCTTAAATCCGTTAAACCAGCGGATTTTTTGCATCTAAATTCGACACCTTGAATATAAGATGCATCAGAGGATGTTGTAAATTTAATCCCAAATGATAAACCACTTGGTGTATAATCCGTTCCTGTTCCTGTATAAATAACTTCCGGAACATCCATTGATTTAAAAAATGCGGTTTCTCCACTTTCACTATAAAACTGTTCTCCGTTTGCTTTACCTTTGGAATAATGGCTTCTTCCTTGACGATAAGTAATATTCGGTTTTGTTCTGACAGCACCTGGAACAAATGTTGCAGATGGTTCAATATTTATAATACCTTTAGAAATAAGGGAAGCAATTGTATCTGCGCCGCTTGTCTCGTCTGTTGCATGCAAATCTCTTGCATAAAATTCTCTATTGTTTCGTTCTGCCAAAGTTGTAGGCAAAGCGCCTGCTAGTGAAGAAATATAGCCTAAAATATTAGCGCCTTGGTTTGCTCCAGTTGCCAACAAATCACTTAGTAAAGAAATTAAATATACGTTCCATTTCTCCGAATTTGCAACCCAAGTAGAGGCTGAAGTATGAGGTGTGATACAAATATAATTAATATTGTTATATTTAACTATATCATTTTTTAAATATACAGTCGAAACAGCCCAAGCACCCATATCTCTAATATTTAAAGCAGTTGCTGCAAGTGTATTAGCTAAATGAATAATGCTTTCAACAGGATTACCTAAATTATCCAAATAATTGTTCGGATCGTTTAAAAATTTATTAAATCTGTCTTCATTAGCTTGAAATCGCGCAACAGCATCAACACCAGGAATAGACATTTTTTTGCTCCTTTAAATATCTGTTATAACAGAATTAATTAAATCTTTATCATTTTGGTAATATCTTGCATCGTAATTAATAGCTTTTAATTCTGAAGTCATTACGCCTTTTGGTGATTTTTCAGTTAAAATAAAAGCTGTTTTTCTGTTGTCAGTATTTGAAGTTACTAAAAAAGTCGTCCTAGCGAAAGAATTATAGCCTAAAACTAAATCCATTGCCGGCGCATGAGCTAATAAAACTTTATTTTGATAGCTTGTTTTTGAAATTGGAATTGATTCTACCGACCCATCCTTATACTGTAAAAACATAGTATAAGAAATCCCATCTAGCAAGGTTAAATTTTGAGAAAGTGTTAATTCCAATAAATTTTGTTCAACAATTTCTCCCTCTAAACTACCAGCTCTAGTTCCATCAGAAACTAAAATTCTATCATTAATTATACAAATATTGCTTTCTTGTGTAGCTTCAAACTCAACAGCTTGATTTTTATATTTAATTTTATTATATAAACGCTTTGCGTGAAAATAAGCTTGTGAATAATTTCTAACACCAATTGATTCAACGATACTAGGATTAGCTGCGCTTTTATCCGTGGGAACATAAATACTAACTAACGAATCGTCTGTTTTATCAATATATTTATATTCAATTCCATCATTATCGCTAGAATTACCAAAAGATACAGTCCTTGTTTCTGTTCCTGGTATTTTATTTCTGTGATTAAAAAGAATTGTGCTATTATTGTTAAGTTTTTCAAAAGAAATTTTAATTTTGTTGCCGCGTCGATATGCAATACAAAAAATACTATCGGCTATTGAATGCATAATTTCTTCAAAAGATAAATTTGAAGAATCAAAAGTATAAGAAAATTCAGCAGCTTTAACAGTTCCGAAATAAGTTTCAATTTCTGTAACAGTTGAATAGATATTATCAAAATCGATTTCAGATAATGAGCGTTTTCCAATAAATTGATCCAAACAAATAAAAGAAATAATTTCACTTGCTCGTTTTGTCGGATAAAGTATAGTGCTAAAAGTTGTGCCGGAAATACGATTTGGAATTTTTCTAGTAGCTAACATATTTAATTTGCGTTCTTTAACATTTAAAGCAGAAGAATCAGCACTTGAAATAACTTGAACAGTTGTCACATTTCCAAACTGAGTCTCTGCAATATCTGAAACAGCATATAAATCACGCCATTTAACTTCATCGTAAATTTGATAACCGCTTGCAATTATTTTAGGTGTAATTCGTTTAACTTTTACTTGACAACGCCCCGTAAAGGTTGGAATGACTTTCAAAGTTTTGCCCACAGCTAAAGAACCAACACCGCTCCAAATTAACGTTGTGCTAAATGTTTCGGTCGCGCCTATGGGCGTTCCAGCTTCATTTACCGGGGTAACAAAAGCCATCAAATCAATAGGAATTGGTGTTTTTTTAGTTCCATTGTCTTTATATAAACCGTTTAATGCAACAAAATTAAACCAAATTTGTTTATTATCCGTTCTATCTATTGTAAAAGGGCCAATATATCCAGCTAAAACTGTTTTTAAAGTTGCGTCAATAAAATCTGAATTTAAAGAATTTAAAATTAAATAATTCCAATCAGCATTTACAGTTCCTGGTGTTACAATTAAAATTTCGCTAGCTGTAACTGTATTAATTGTATAAGTTCCTGAAAAATCGTATTTTATTCTAGTTACCCAACCATAAACAGGACCGTCCAAAGTTTCTAATATAACTTCCCAAACTTCTTCATATTGATAAGCTACAATTATAATTGTGTCTCCGTTGGCAAAAAGTGATGTAAAATCAATGGTGCTGCCAACAGCTTTTTTTATTTTTAAATCACTGTTAAAAGAAATTTCATTAATGCCTATAATGCTTTCTCTGTCTTCTGAGTCTACAACTTGTCCGTTAACAGAAGTTAGGCGTGTTACTTTTTTAATTGGTATATTTATTGCTCGCCCAATTCTAGTCAAAGGCGTTGAACTAGAATTTGGTGAAGTGTTTGGCCCATAAATTTCTAAACTACTATCTTTTAATTGCGAAAATAAAGTTGTGTCTTCTTTTATATCTGTAATTTCAAACTCACCTTTGCCAATACACATATAAGAATGTTCTTTTTCAATATTATCTTCAAAAAACTTATAAGGTAAGGCGATCAAATCAGGAACACTTCTAACTTGACCGAAAATATCAGGTATTCTAGCATTAATTCTAGGTTTATTAGTTCTTTCAGATAATTCATTATTAGAAGATGGATTTTCGCTACCACTTCTGATAGCGATATTTGGAATAGAAGGTTTTGGAGTAAAAACAACAATAGCAATTGCGATAATAGATATAATGATAGCTACCCAAGTAATTACTTCACCTGGATAAACTACTACATAAAAATTGCCTTCTAATTTTAAAATATTTTCAAAATCTCTAGTATTTTGTGGCGTTATATCGTTAGCTTCTGAAACATTATTGTGATAAAGTCTAGCGTTATCTGGCCAAGTTTTAAAATATTCAACTAAAAAATCTAAAATATTTTCGGTTTCAAATTTCTTCCAAGTTTCTACGTCTAAAGCGTTTTCAGCTATTGTAAGATTTTTTAACACTGTAAAACCTCACTTGATTAAAACTTAACATCAAAACTTCCAAACAATTCCATTCTACGCCTTTTTGCGTTATGTGTAAGATTTTGCCATCCAGAAAAATGCCTACATGCGGGGCTTTGCGACGAAGCTGGAACAGGGCCAAGCATGGCCCGCTAGGTGCCTCCAGGCGTTCAAAGACGTTTAGAGTGTGGGCATCTAGCTTGCGTTGCCTTGGCCCGCGTAAAGCGCCATCCAAGGCAAAAGAAATATCTTGTTTAAATAGTTCTAACCAAATCTCGCAAACGAAATGAGCACAATTGTATTTTGATTCATTATAGACTTTTTCAAAATATTTATCTAAGTTCACAGCATACCGCGTAACATTGGAAAACGGTCTAAAGAATAAATTTCGCCTGTTTTGCTAACGTTTAACGAAGGTGCTTTAGCTTCAAAAAGGCAACCTTCCCTATTGAAAGAAAAGGTTTTAATTTCCAAAGTAACCGGACCGTATAAAACATTTTCTAAATCATCACTTCTGAAGTTTCGATATTTTAAAGTAGGTTTTGTTAAAAAGCCGTCTGCTTGTTCAACTAGATCAAGTTCCATAGGTATAATTTCACCTAAATCACCCATTTGAATTTTAATAATTTGGTCTAAATCATCTTTTTCATTTGCCAAAGAAATTTTTAATGGGCAATATTGAAAAAAATAGTTTAAACCATCTTCTAGTTTAACAGTTACGCCGTCTGTTGCATTTCTAACCAAATAATATATTTTACTAAAATTCGGATGATATATTTCTAGTAATTCTAATTGAATTACGTTTG